ACAATGAATAGTAAAAGAATTGACACGCTAATCACGTTAGGACGAAAAATTATGGGGGTTTAATATATGACCTTAAATGAACTCTATCATCACGGAATCCTTGGAATGAAATGGGGTGTGAGGCGATACCAAAATTATGATGGCACTTATACAAAAAAAGGATTAGAGAGATACAATTCTAATCAGGAGAAATATGAACAAAGTGCTGCGGATTACAAAAAGGCAAAAACTGCATATAAGAGTGGTAAAATAACAAAATTGCAGCTTAAAGAATCCAAAGCATCACAGAGACAAGCTAAAAAAGAACTATCCGAGTCATATGATAAGTTGAAAATTGATAAACGGGCTGATCAAGGAAAAAAGTTATATTCTGAAGGTAAAACAATCGCTAACACTTCAATAAAGTATAAGGGTTTACAAGGAGCTATAACATTAGGAAGCTCAGTAGTGACCGGAATTATGTTCCAAAAAGGTAATACAAAAATGGCAGTTGCTGGTGCTGCAGTTGCTGTTGGTGGGGGCATGGTCAATGGAATTTTAAAGGCTAAGTCTGAATCTGATGCTAAAAAACTTAGAGCTTATTATACGCATTAAAGAGGAGGTGAAATAATGACTTTAAACAAACTTTACCACCACGGCATTCTCGGAATGAAATGGGGTGTTCGTCGATACCAGAATAAGGATGGAAGCCTTACGCTAGCCGGTAAACAACATTATGGCGTCGAGTACGAACAACTATACGATAAAGCAAATGATAAAGCGATTTCGGTAGGAACAAAATCTTATCAAAGGACTATATCTGAAGCTGAAAAATCCATAAAATCTGGGAAAAGTATTACCAATTCCGAACTCGAGACCAAACTTCAGGATAATTTGAATAAGGATCTGTATGAATTTTATAGTACTGATCCGGATGTTAAAGCTGCTAGACAAATGTGTAAAAAGTACAATATGACTTCTTGGAATGAAATGGCCGAAGACTTAGAAGATTCTATAAAATCTGTAGAAGAGGCCATGAAAAAAAGTCAGAGAGGATAACAAATCTGATGAGAAAAAGAAAGAATATGCTGTAGATGCAAGCGGAAAATTCACAGAGTCAGGTGCTAAGGATTGGTATAAAGATAATGAATCTAAGGTTACAAAATCCTTAAATAAGTATGCACAAGAAGCAGAAGAAAAATCAACAAAGGTTCAGAAAGCACGAGATGAATTTTATGATACCATGACCGAAGTTATGAATATGGACAATCCATCGCAAAAAGATATGGATCGGGTTAACGCAGCTCAAGATAAAATGTACAAGTCTGTATCAGAATATGCTTCAGACAAACTTATTAAAGAGTATGGCGAAGATAAGATTAATGCATATGTTAATTCCGGAGTTATAAACACTGGAAAGAATGCAGTCAATGCTTTGGTTGACGAATGGTACAAGTGGCTTGATGTTTAAAAGGAGAAAAATTCAAAATGAGTATTACAATAGGAACCAGGCTAAAGCATGCTTGGAACGCATTTTTAAATCGGGCCCCGACCAGATACGGTTATGGACCAGGATACAGCTTTCGCCCAGATCGAACACGTCTTACAAGAGGGAACGAGCGGTCAATCGTGACCGCAGTCTATAATCGCATTGCACTCGATGTAGCTGCTTTGGATATTCAGCACGTTCGCCTTGACGACAGAGGCCGTTTTGATGACATGATCGATTCTGGGCTAAATACATGTCTCACATTAGAGGCAAACAAGGATCAAACGAGCAGAGCATTCATACAAGATGTTGTTCTGTCGATGATGGATGAAGGAGCAGTAGCGATTGTTCCAGTAGATACAACATTCAATCCTGAAATAACAGGATCCTATGACATTCAGACCATGCGCACCGCCAAGATCTTGGAATGGTATCCAGATCAAATTCGGGTTCGGATCTACAATGACCGATCGGGTCAAAAGGAAGACATCACACTTCCAAAGAGTGTTGTAGCGATTGTAGAGAATCCGCTCTATGCTGTGATGAATGAACCGAATTCCACTCTGCAGCGTTTGATCAGAAAACTGAATATTTTAGACGATGTCGATGAACAGTCAGGAGCAGGTAAATTGGATCTGATTATTCAGCTTCCATATACTATCAAATCTACAGCTCGCAAACAGCAGGCTGAAGAACGGCGTGCTAATATCGAAGAGCAATTAGCTGGTTCTAAGTACGGCATTGCTTATACCGATGCCACAGAGCATATTACGCAATTGAATCGTTCCGTGGACAACCATTTAATGTCTCAGATTGAATACTTAACGAGTATGCTATACAGCCAGTTAGGAATTACTCAGGAGATCATGAACGGAACCGCAGACGAGAAAGCTATGCTCAACTATAATAATCGAACGATTGAACCGATTGTATCAGCCATCGTCGATGAGATGAAACGAAAGTTTCTTACAAAGACCGCTCGTGCTCAGAAGCAGTCTATTATCTTCTTCTCAGATCCATTCAGACTTGTACCAGCTTCAGAACTTGCCGAACTCGCTGACAAGTTTACAAGAAACGAGATCATGACATCAAATGAGATTCGGCAGATCATTGGAATAAAGTCAGCAGATGATCCGAAGGCGGATATGCTTGTAAATGCTAATCTCAATCAGTCAAAAGAGACAGAAGAACAATACATAACTGGGCAAACAAAATCGAACGAGGAGGAAATTCAAAATGAATGATGACGATTTTAAAGTCGATTTCAGCGGATGGGCTACGCGAAATGATGTTCGTTGTACAGATGGCCGAGTTATTCGCAGAGACGCCTTTAAACATTGTGATGGCGAAATGGTGCCATTAGTGTGGAATCATAACCACAATGACGCGTTTAATGTTCTTGGAAAAGCTAAGTTACAGAATCGCAGCGAAGGAGTTTACGCTTATTGTTCACTTAATAATAGCGATGCCGGAAAGAATGCAAGAACGTTAATTGAACACGGAGATATTACTGCACTTTCCATTTTTGCAAATGGATTACGAGAAGCAGGTCATGATGTTTTACACGGAGATATTCGGGAGGTTAGTTTGGTTCTTGCGGGAGCCAATCCTGGAGCATATATCGAGAATGTAATGGTTCATGGTGAAGAGGATGGTGAGTCTGCTATTTTCTACAATGATGAGCTTATTGAACTTTCGCATGCAGAAGCAGAAGGAACTGCAGAACTTTCACATGCTGATAAAAAGAAAGAGGAGGAAAAACCAGTGGCAGAAGCTGAAAAGCAGAATGATAACGAGACCGTAGAGGATGTTATCAACACTATGAATGAAAAGCAGAAGAAGGCTATGTACATTATGGTCGCAGCCGCAATGGAAGACAAAGAAAAGTCCGGGGAGGACAATGAAGGAGGAGAAGAAGAGATGAAACATAATGTTTTTGACAACGATGAGCAGCAGGGTGGGACCCTTTCTCATGATGCTATGAAATCAATCATTGACGACGGTAAGCGCTATGGCAGTCTGAGGGACAGTTTTCTGGCACATGCAGATGATTATGGAATTAAGGACATTGAATGGCTGTTTCCGGAAGCACAGACTTTGCAGAACGAGCCGGGATTCATTAGCCGTCAGCCGTCTGGCTGGGTAGACATTTTTATGAACGGAGTATCGCATTCTCCGTTTAGTCGTGTAAAATCGGTATTTGCTGACATTACCGAGGATGAAGCTCGGGCTAAGGGTTACATGAAGGGTAACCGCAAGAAGGATGAGGTATTCTCTCTGCTTAAGAGAACCACTACACCGACAACAATTTACAAGAAGCAGAAGTTGGATCGGGATGATATCGTAGACATCACAGATTTCGATGTTGTTGCATGGATCAAGACAGAGATGCGGATGATGCTCAATGAGGAAATTGCTCGTGCAGGTCTCTTTGGTGACGGTAGACTTTCTTCATCCGATGATAAGATCCCGGAGGCAAACATCCGTCCGATCTACAATGACGATGATCTTTATACAATCAAGACTACGGTTACCCCGGATGGTGATGAGACTCTTCCGCATGCGATTATTCGTTCTTGCGTAAGTTCTCAGGATGACTACCAGGGATCTGGTAATCTAACGGCATTTATG